ATGCGTTCCATCGCTAGTAGTTGAGAACCGCAAAGGATGTGTAGCGTTAGTGCTATCGGCTTGATCAAACTTGTAGGTGCTGCCTTCCGCAAGAGTTAGCGTTGGTTGTTGAGCACCATCGATGTAGAAGTTGCCGCCAGAAACAGTAACCGTATAGGTCTTGTCGCTATTAGCTCCGGCGTCCCACACCCAGGCACAGTATGCGCTATTCCCGTCATTAACAACGCTGCTAGTTCCGATGGAAAAACCGTCGCTTAGAAAAGCATTCAAATAACCAGGCTCAGTTCCTTCGTTTTGACTGTCGTTAGGGACAAGATTCTTAGTAGCTCCACGCACTGTATCCATCAACGAGTGATTGGCAGTACCACCGCTACGCTGCTTGATCCATGTCAAGTCAGGGCTGAAACCTAAGCCAGTGATGTCCCTTTGTGTATCATTGCCGCTCCACAAAGTCGTATCAAAATACTTACTGCCATCCGCAATCGTTGAACTTAGATTTGCAGTGTTTAAACACTTGTAGCCACTGACAGGATGGCTAAAGGCACGTTGGCCGAAGTTAATTACATAGGTTGCTGTTGCTGAGTTATCGTAATCAGTTACACAAAATACCCAGCCAATATCAGTTCTTATGTTTGTAAATTGGGTCCCCTGAGATACACCATTTTTGTAACATTGAAGAGTTCCATTCTCAGCGTCAAACGCCCAGCCAAGAATATCTCCAACGGCAAAAGTCGCTGTTGCAGTACCTGCAGTTGCCGCGCCACTTGCTGCAGAAACTGATCCGTCGTAACCAACGTAGATACTTATTCCTCCATGTGCATGTGCGAGATCGCTAACACCTTGCTGATAACCACTATCTCCAGGGAGCATTCCAACCATTGTGTAGTTACTACCGCTTAATGCGGACAACTCAAACTCCCAATACCACTTACCCGTACCGGCAGGCGTATAGAAGTTAGCCATATCCAATGGATACCCAGATCCACCACTGGTTGTCGCTTGCAGGTTGCCGTTACTAAAGGTTGAGGATGATTGAACAAGTGGGTTCCACGTCGCATAGCAGCCGGTAATTTCTCCACCAAGACCTGTATCTGTCTGCGTGCCGTTGGTTGGGGTGTCAATTAGGGAGTCGTTACCTGCATCCAAACCAGAATTAACTAAAATCTGATCGTCAATTTTGATATATGCAAGACCCGGTATATTGCTTGCAGCCAAAACCAAAGACGTAAGAGTTCCAGATCCTGTTGCAATCGTTGCTTCTGAAGAATTAGCTACTGAAACAGAACTACCACCATTTATTGAAGCAGTAGCACCGGCTGATGGCATAAATATTTTAATTGATGACGAATACGCAATCCCAGCACTTGGCGTGAAAGTTAAGGTTCCTCCCGAAGTTGATGCTTGAGCATAAGTTGAAGTGCTGTCATCAAATGCTTTTATTGCAGGATAAGAAGCATTGAATCCATTACTTGACACAAACTGTGAAGCGTAAGGGCGAGCGTTAGGAGTTCCAACACTTAAGTTGTTAACAGTCCAGGTGGGCCATTGAGGCTCCGAGCTGCCTGCAACGGGGTCTCCTGAAAATGTAAGCGTGTTAGGCGCAACAGTCGCTGCGGTTACAGACGTGCTGGACTGGCAACAAAGCAACTTTGTGTTAGCAACATTCGCTAAAGGCAAACTTGGAACAGTAAATGTTGTGCCACTAGGGTACAAACAAGTGCCGTTAACTATACGAACATTGGAAATTTGTCCGTCAAACTGATAAAGGCCGTCGTCGTCTTCTCCTACTGTTACCGCAGCAGGAGAGTCAATTATGGACCACCCGGTAATATCGGCAGTATCTTCTTCAATACCGTTTACATACATCCGCAAAGTGTTTCCATCGCGCACAACCGCGACATGCGCCCAAACGTTTGCAGTAAAGAGAGTCGTGCTGGTTACAGTAGTATGAGAGCCAGTCTTGTACAAATAGAAGATAAGATCTCTAGTAGAAAGGAAAGCTTGCCAAAAAGAAGCATTGCCAGTGCCACCGTTGTATTTAGATACTGTTGCGTCATAGCTTTCAAAAGTTCTCGGTCTTACGAAATACTCAATTGTCCAATCATTCGTCCCAAACGTATAGTCCGCATGATCTTCACTGAGGATGCCGTCATCGGTCCCATCAAAATCAACGTAAGGATAAGTAATGCTGTCCCCACTTGTGTCCGTACCAAGCGCAGCGTTGCTGCTGTTGTCCGCAAAGTCGAGGTGGAAGGAGTTATTAGCTACGAATGCGCCGGAGTCAATAAGAAGCTTGCCGTCAACTTCAATCGCAGTTATATAGCTTGACCCGATCGGATCATGAGAAAGCGTAACGCTACTGATACTTGTGGCAGTTAATGTATGCCATTGATAAGTTGAACCCGCTCCGGTTGAGGGTAGTGTTTCTGTTCCATTAATTGAAGCGGGTGTACTTGTGTTGCTCCTGGCGTAGTTGACTCTGATAACTGATCCTGAAATGGCAGGGCTTATCGTTACGGTTCTTCCTGTAGCTCCATTGGAAGGGTATTGAACTGCGACACCATGACCAAAGTCATTATTAAAAGCCAATGTTGGGCCGTATCCAGAATAAAAATCTCCTGTCCAATCATCACTCCACGTTCTACTCTGATCAACCACCGGACCATACGTCCCAGCAAACTTCTTCGGCTGCCACACACCGTTGTCATCAGGAGCGCCAAAATCTGTTGCTGCTAATGCTTGACCATCGATAAAATTTACGTCGGCTATGAAACCATTAAAACAGTCAGCATCGTTTCGTCCAATGCGGTGATCAACAGTATTGTTTATTTGTAGATCTGCGTTTTGTGGGGGCCAGTTGTTTCCAGCTGTTAATGGTTGATCTGTACCATTAACATACACTTTAACTCTATTTGTTTGAGTAGCTTGTAATGTGTCAACCGCTATAACGACATGATACCAAGCACTAGGGTCTCTAAATACTGCGTTAGTGTAAACATAAAAACTATTGCTGCCGCCAGCCTCTTCTACTTGAATCTGGTCATTATTAAAAGAAATAGAAAAGTAATTGCTTCCTGGCCCGACAAACATTAAGCGTTGCGTTCCACCTAGCTCACTGCGCTTAGTCCAGCCACTCCAGGTGAATGTTTTGCGGTTGCCGATGGAGGATGGGGTTCTGCTTAAATTACTTTGGTCGGCATCGTTAAACCTAAGACTACGTTCGATCTCGTAGCCAGCAGCACCGGCACCACCACTAGCGCCAGCAAGAACGTTAGAACCAATGACGCTCATGAGTAATCACCAGTAAACACAGCGTGAATAGATGTCGCGCTACGCACGATATAGTCAATTCTATCAACCTTTGTAGCAGCACTAAGTGTTGGCGCAGTACCTCCTGCGAAGTCCCAGTAACTACCCCAAGTTGCGGCATAACCAGTACTACCTTGAACAAGAAAGATAGACCCTGATTGGCCGGCAGTAAGACTGCTCGGATTATCGATTAACGTACCTTGACCTAAAGTTAAAGAAAAGTTATTTGATACTGAAAAGTCAGGAGTTACCGTAGCTGCAGGCGTTAATACAGTAATCGTTCCTCGTTGTGCAGCAGTAAAGGTTTGAGCTGTATCTGTCTTTGCAGTGTCAGCATCAAAAGCTTGAACAGTACTTCCAATGGCTGATGCTAGTAGTCCATTTTCCGTTAAATTATCAACCGTTACCGTTTTGGTACTGGTCGTAATTGAATCAACCTTAACAGTTCCGAAAGCCATGATTAAATGATTGCCCAAATAGCGTTTGCAGGTACAGTAACAGTCTTATTAGCTGCTACCGAAACAGGTCCGGCTGATAGGCCGTTGTAGTTTGCAGAGATCGTATAGTTGTCACTAATGTCTCTCTCATTTTCTAGGATAACTGAAGTGGCAGCAGCGCCTGAACTAGCACTTAATGATACCCATTGTTGAGTGTTCGTGTCATCGTAATAGATGTATGCTGAACCGTCAACATCATCCCAGTAAATATCTCCTACATTAGGACTTCCTGGAGGCGTGCTTGCAATCGTAATTGTGCTACCACCTGCGCCAATCTCAGCGATTGACTCTGTACCACTTTGATCTGTTTTGATGAATAACTTTCCATCGAAAGTATTCATCGCCAACTCGCCTAAGGCAAGCTGACCAGTCGTAGGAACCGCCCCAGACGTTGCAGAACGCCTTAGTTTGATAGTGTTAGCCATGTGGCTCCCTTTTGTGCCTATGTAGGCCGGTACACCGTTATATAACGGCGAACTAGGTTACCGATCAGTACGTGCCACCGTCAACAGTAACGTTATCAAGAATCTTATCTGATCCAGAATAAGTTAAAACAGCTGTTCCATTCATTCTGTATTCTTTTGTATCTGCAATATTGATATGTTCACTAAATGTCCACGCATCAGTTGCATCAATCCAATTGATTGTTTTGTCGGTTGCACCTTTTAGAGTGATACCACCGCCGTCGGCAGTAACATCTGTTGGGGTTGTGACTTTTGCAAGCTCAATATTTTTATCTTCAATAGTAAGAGTCTGTGAATCAATAGTAGTAGTCGTACCGGAAACTGTAAGATTACCGGCAATCGTTAAATTATCAGACCAGCTAACATCTGTGCCGTCAGTAACCAGTACTTGATTTACAGTGCCATTTGCTAATTTGCTAACAGCAATTTCAGCTGTTGCTGAGATGTCAGCATCAACAATCGCAGTTTCTGCTTTGGTTTCTAATGCTTGCAGTGCATTCTTGATGTCTTGGTTATCTGGAATTGTTAATCCAGTAAACGTTCCTAAATTAGTAGCATTTAAACTGACACCTGTTAATGCAACTAGTTCATTGTTAATATCGTTTGTACGTCCAGCGCCAATAATTAAAATAGTGCCATTCGAGGCATGAGATCTTGTGATTAATCCTACTTTTTGTACTTTTTCTGTCGCAGCAGTAGGTCTTGTTGTAGTTAAACCGCCAGCAGTAGAATCAATATATACAGGGTCTCCAGCATTACCTAGTGTGCTGGTGCTAATATGTGTGAGTAGGCCGCTAATAATTACTTTGCCGTCTGCGCCATTGGTAATAGTTTCATAAACAAGCCCGATTGCTGGGTAAGTTCCTGATCCATCATTATCAGCTAATGCAACAATTGGCTTACCTGAGTTATGAGTCCCGCTGACATAAACAGGTTTGCCTTTTGCAATGTCTGAACCAGATTGATTATGTACTTCGACTAAAACATCATCGTCTTCTGCTATGACTGGTGTAAGGGTTGTACCCTCAACCATATAAAGTCTATTCTCATCTTTTGCGTAGCAAAGCTCTCCATCAAGTAGATCAGAAAGACTAGCAGAAATATTGCTGAACGAACCCCTTGCCAGCTGTATCTTTGCACGATTAGCGGGGGTTGGCATCGACGTAAAAATGCTAGACTAGTATTCCTTAGGGATCAAAATCTCCTGATTCGATACCTGTATTGCCTAATGCTTCAGAAAGTAGAATCCAAGCCTTGTTTTGGCGTACATAATAATTACCGTCATTAGGTGCTTCCTCAATTCCACTCCCCGCGTATCTATATGTTTGAGGGACAAACAATGAAATCCAACTTGCTCCATCCCATGTCAATACCTGCCCAACCCTTGGATCTGGAACAAAAACATCTTTTAAGTCATGTAATTCAGCTTCAGTAGCAATAAGATCTTGCCCATCTCTTCCTGGCGGCCCTTGAAGTCCAGTCTCTCCTTTCGCTCCTGCAATACCCTGGATACCTTTTTGGCCATCAATACCGCTTTTTAGATTCTCCGCATATTCAATTGCCTTCTCAAGATTCTTTGATCGCTGTGCATCTTTCTTTAACTTTTCTTGTTCTTCTGCAGATTCTAAAACTTCCCTTGTTGCCAGCGAAAAAATACTAACCTGAATGTCGTTATTAGAAAACTTAAACGATGCTCCAATAAATATTCTTTCAAGTGAATCTGCGACCTGCTTTGATTCTGTATTAGTTAAGCCAATGATTGTTAGTTTCCAAGTCGCCTCAAAATCGCTAATTAAAGGAATTCCAAGAATACCAACACTTGGCCCCAAGGCAATAGGTGCTAAACCAGTTTGATTGACTTGTACTTTTACAAATATTTCACGCAGTAAAACATCAGCAAGAATAGCCTGCTTGATTGATTCTGCAGAGGTTATCCTTACCGCCATTGCACTAAATGACTAGGCTAGTCTGCCTACCGCTTAGATTTCTTAGTGCCTTTACCTGGAGCAAGTCTACCGTTTTTGCCATGACCATTTCTTGCCCTATTACTTTTTGGGTTTTCCATCTTGAATCTGCCGGCAGCAGTATGACTTACATCCTTACCACCTTTACCCATAACACCTCTAGCTCTGCGTTCTCTAGCTAGCTCCGCCCGGTATTTCTTTTGTGCTGGCTTCTCATTCCGTTTTTTATCATAAGCAAGTTTCTTCTTATACGCTTCAGGATTGCTAGCGTAAAATTTGGCGGTGCGTCCTTTAGCGGCCACTCTTTTTCCTCCTTAAACGATTAGTTGCACCATTAAAAGGTTTTTTCTTGGCAGGCGATACTTTGCCGCCATACTCGCTAATTACTTTGCTCTTTTTAGCTTTGGACTTGCCAAGACTTTTGGCAATAGAAAGAGGCATTGCCATTACTTGCCCATGCAGTTCTCAGTAGTCTTCCGCTTTTATCAAAGGGGTGTGCCGTCTAGGTTTTTTGAGCCTGGAACATATGTAGGCTTGCCAAGACTTCCATCGTTTACAGGATCACTTACCTGCCGGCGAATAATCTTTGGTTCAGCCGAAATGATGTCAGCATCAAGATTGACACCATCAAGGTATCGCGGACCCTTTACATAAAGGACTTCATCGTTCATGATTCCTCAACTTTCTTTTTGGTTACACGACGTGCTTTAGGCTTCTCTTCGACCTTAGGCTCTTCCACAACAGCTTTAGGTTCTTCTTTTGCTTTAACAATAGGCTCAGCAACTTTTTCTTCAGTTCCTTTTTCAACCCATCCAGCGGCAATAAGCTCTTTTGCTTGGATAGTAAAAAACGCTTTGCGTTCTTCGCCACCCTTAACGAAGATTGTGGGGAGCTTTGATAAATGCATAACAAAAAAAGGGTGACCTTAGCCACCCTTATTATTCCGTATGTTGTTAAATCAACCTACGTTATCGACTGTATCGAGGAAAGCAGTGCCTACCGAAACCGTACCGGAACCAGCAGTGGCGGTGTACTTGACGAGGTTGTCTGCATCGCACAAAGCACCACGGAGGTGAGCAATAGCAGTGCCATTTTTGTCGAAGTCGTTAGCAGTAAAAGTAACGTCCTGGCCACCAATGTTGAAAACAACAGTAGCATCGCCAGTGATTGTCGTGTTAACAAGACCAACGCGGATGGTCTTGATGTTAGCAAGAGTTACGCCAGGGGTCGTGTCACTTGCAGTGACAAGAAAATTAGCGTCAATGTCAAACTTTTCGCGGGGAAACATTCCCGTAGAACGTGCGGCCATGATAAATACCTAAAAATTTTAAAAACCTAGTGCTCAACTGTTAGCAACTTGGTCTGTAATAGGATCCCAATTACATAAAAAAGGGGCCGAAGCCCCTTTGTATTGTTGATTTTCTAGAAAGAAGAATCAGACAGTTGCGTTGACGTTAGTCAGGCGAGCAGCAGAGCGACCATTGACCATGGCCAATCCGCAATACCACTCAACACGAACGATGATTTGAGGAGAAGCAGTGCTCTCGCCCAAGTCACGAACCTGGATGCCACCGTTCTGAATACCAGTCAGCAGGTCATTGCCGAAGGTCACCACATAGATCGATTGATCAGCAGGGGTGGAATCAAGGATTGCAGCGTTCTGATGGTCACGATCAAGCTCAATAACAGGCAGACCGGCATAAACCATCTGCTGATAGCCGAACTCGTTACGAGCAATGTCGATTTGAGCAGAAGCGCGAGCCTTGGTTGTCAGAGCACGACGTGCAGACTTGGACATAACCAAGTACTTAGTGCCGCCTTGTGCATCAACAGAGTCGATTGCTTCATCAAGAGCACCTAAGTCAAGAGTCGCGGCGCTAGAAGCGTTACGAATAACTTGAGAATTAGTTGCGTGATCAGCCGCCGGCATGCGAGCAGCCAAGCCATCGAACTCAGAAGGGGACTGGTTAGAGTCGCCATTGATGAACAGGGATTCCCAAGAAAGACGCATTGCGCGGGTCTTGGATTGAACCTGATAAGCGCGTGACTCGCCACCTTCCAAATCAAGGATTGCGCGGTCAATTTTGATGTCTCCGCCGAACAGACGAAGGCTTTCAGACTGCTGACTTACCTCAGCGTAGCTTTCGGTGTAGTTAGCGTTGTAATTACGGAAACCCACGTCTCCGAGGCTCTCTTCACGCTTCCAGAAAAGGCCGTTGCCTTGAATGTCGCGGAAAGGGAGAACGCTCAGCAGAGGACCAGCAGCTAGTTCTGTGACAACTGCCAGTTCTTGTGGATTCCGAGAGTGCTTTTTAGCCTCGGATAGATTTAAAGCCATTAGAATTAAACTCCTGTGGTTAATGGAGGAAAGGTGAAACGTGTCCAGAGCATCACGCTCTAACTCGAACACCCTGCCTGCTAACCATCACGGCCAGTCAAAACCGGGTGCTTTCTAACATATAATTCCGAAACTTCTATTCTTCCCAATAAAAAAGCCCCTTTCGGGGCGAAAGATTTATCCAAATGCCTTTAGGAATAATTCTTCCCTTGACAGAGACGATAAGTCTTCTACTGGCATACCGTTTGCATCTGTTCCAGCGTAATTTAATCCAGCTCCTGAACCTTTGACTCCTTTAAAGAAAGTTCCATAAACAGGATGCGTCTTGTAGCTACTTACAAAGTCTTCAGGCGAGATTCGCTTGCCTGATTCGCTATCAAGAATAGGATCGCCTTGTTCATCAACGACAGTAATACTGCCGTTTGGCTCTTGCCTGAACCGCTTACTCATTTGTTCTGCGAACATGTCGAAAAAAGATACGCCGTCGGCAGAATCAGTTCGTCCACCAGCTGAAGTAAATACTTTTTCAAGAGCATAACGCTTCTTAAATTCGTTGATTTGGGTTTCAGCTTGCTTGGCTTTACCTTCAGCCTCTGCTGTTTGCCGTCCATATTTTTCTTCGATAGCTTGAATTGTTTCACCATAACGTGATTCAATCTCAGCAGCACGAGCAGCATCAGCCTCTAATTGTTGGTAACGGTCTAGATCAACGTCTTTTAGCTTTAGAAGTTGCTGTTCTTTGTCTTTGTATTGACGCTCATAGGTCTTACGAGCTTCCCGTTCAGAACGCAATGCTTTAACGAGATTAGCGACCTCATCTGGACTGTACTGAGATTTATCCTCAGCACTGACCTGTGGTGTGAGTTCTTGGCCGCCAGTCTCCATCTCGGAGGCTTTGGTGTTTTCTTCAGACATGGTAAAAGGGAATCACTCCCTAAATAGACGGGCTAGTGTTCCTATCAGCTAATTTTTGTTATAGTTAAGAATGCGTCACTGACATAAAATTGGTCACTCTGGTCGCTATCCAATAAGATTTCAAGAGTATTGCCTATACTAGATCCATCTTTAAAATTAACTACATTTGACATCTCAACTGTTTGGACAACTGGCGCTGCCGGAACATTCGTACCATTAGTAGAAAATAAAGTTTTACTGGTTGATGATCCTAGGTCTCGTGTAAAGTTTTTGCATTCAATTTTTACAGAATGAGAATAGTAAGAATTAATAGCTAAACTGTCAAGTGTAATTTCTGCAATTAAATCAATCCTATAAGTTCCTTTTGGAAAGCCAGAAAAGATTGCAGTGCCGCCTTTTGTTATATTTAGATTTGGATCTTCGTTGACACTGGCAGGTCCAATATTGCCATTTGTAGCATAATTTGCAAACGTAACTTCTGCCCAGTCGCCGAGGCTAAGAATAGATCCAACCCTTTCAGAGCTTGCAACAGTGGCTGTAGGCGCAGCTGTCAAGTTAAATTTATACTTAGTATATACTGGACGCCCAGGCATCCATTTGTTTTGATGCCACGTCAATCCGTCTCCATCTGTAAGATCATAGGTAGATACGTTTAAGCATTCCTCTAGTTTTACTCCTGACTTCAAATTATAAAAATCTACACGGTCTTTTGGTACAAAAATATTTCCTCCAGATGGATCATAGTGAGCTTTTTGAAGGTCAACAAATAAAGGGCCTACCGGAATATTCTCAACAGGGAAATTTGACCCAATTGCCATAAACTCAGCAAAATTGCTAAACTTGAAATCATGGGCAGTTGTATAACTTCCTTGGAGTACTCCCGTACCTTTGTCTACTCCATTAATCCAAGCCCGAAAGTCAGTACCTTCCCTCACTACGGCTACATGAATCCATTCATCATCCAAGCTGCTACTTAAAGTTGCAGCCTCCCATTTAATCACGTTATACAAAGAGTTAGTTAAAGTGCCATCATAAAGAGCGCATGATTTTAAAATTAGCTCATTCCCTGCGATTAAAGCTTGAAAAGCTGTATAGGTGCCACTGTTTAAAAACGACATTCCTTCGTCCCAATTACTTACACCAGTTGGACGATAAAACCAAAAATCTAAAGTAAAGTCTTGGGAGTCAGTAAATGCATTTGTCGGCGTATATCTTAAACTATTACCATCTACGGCACCATCTCCGTACGGTAGTGAAGGAATTGCGCTTACGCTAGAGGCTAATACGCCAGTACTGTTGTTTGCATTTTCTGTCCACAAAGAACTATTAGCAGTATAAATACTGCCTGGAATACCGCTATCAAAATCAATTCCAATATAACCTTGATCAGCTGAATTATTTATTGGATCTCCTGGCCTTTTAACACTCCAGCTCAAGTCGTAATCATATCTTATGATTTTGCCAATATCAGGATTAGCGTGTCCAGAAAGAGTTGCATTAAAGGAATCAATATTGTTAATTTTATCGAGAGTAATGTTTAAGTCACCGAATTCCTTGTCTTCCCATCTGGCGTTAGTGGTGTCATAAGCTAATACGCTATTATTTGGAATTAAAAGACTTACAGAGCCTGTACTAACAGTGCTTGCAACGTCAGCATTTGTCAGGATAAATGTAAATTGTGCTCCGGTTGGCACGGTGGTGATTGTATGAGTACCGTTTAAAATAGTACTGCTCGCACCGGAAATTGTAACTTGATCGTTAAGGCCAAAACTATGATTGATAGCTGTAGTGACCTGGACAACATTAGTTGTGATTGAAAAACTTTGAACTGTACTAATGTTTTCTGAGCTTAGATGTACAGAATTTAATCCACTTAGTTCATTTGCTCCACCAATAAGATTGCCTCCTTGCGTTGCTCCGTCACCTACATATAGTGAATTAGTGTCAGTCAAATAGATCGGTTCACCTGCCAACGGAATTAAACTTTCTGACTGGACATCTGCAGAAGTACCTCGTCTGATTTGCAGTGCCACTTCAATCGCATATAGACTTCACTAGTATTCCTGGCTAAACGCCTACAGGCTTATTGAGGGTAGCTGCGAATAATCTCTCCGCTATTAAGGTTAATGTCGAATTTGCCTATCATTGCGCCTGTGCCACCTTTTTGGAAAAGTGTTAACGGTGCCGTCCAAGATTGTGCTTGAATTGTTAATCCATCTATGGTTTTAGTGAGCACTTCTATATCAGCTGATGTCCCTGCTACGCTGTACCAGTTTCCATTTCCTTGTATTGTAATTATTTTAGAAAATTCACCAAGATCTTCATGCAATTTGGCACCATCTATAGTCACTATTTCTAATCCGTTCGATGATGTGTCGTCTCCCGACCAAGTCATATAAGTGCTTGAACTAGGATGAGCCCATCCAACTGGGCCATCGTTAGCTGGACTGCTATTTACGGTACCTATCCAAGTTGTTGTGTCTAAATCTGTACCATTATTCCATGAATATCTTATTTCAGCAGTATGAACGAGCCCGCTTCTCAAGATTCTTAGCTCAAATTCAGCAGCCTCTGCGTCTTCAATCGATGATCTGCTAAGTATTTTTTTACGGGCTGGTTTTGGTTTTACAGGAGATAAAGATATAATTTGTTGTTCTTCGGGTCTTTTTCTTCTTTTATACTCAACTGTCGCTACCTCGTCATATATAAATATTTCTCCTTTAGTTCTAGAGGCGTTACCATGATCTACGACTGTTTTAATTTCTCCTCTGTCTTTTACGATTGCGTTGCCGTTAGCATCATATCCTATGAATGTAACAGGTCTTGTTAATTCATTTTGCTGATTTTTTACCTGCTCAAGTAGCTGTTGTCTTGATCGCTCAGCGAATGCCTTTACTAATTCAAAAAGTGTAGGCATTTCAATAATTCACAAATCTTACGCCTCTTGCGGCACGTAATACGACCGAAGTATTTGCAATAATAGAATGCATTGACAGCTGTTTTGCGGTATAAGTGTCTCCTTGATATTTTACAAGTGCATTACCATCTGTATCATAGCCTTGCCATTTTGCGTTAAAGTTTGTACCAGCGTATGGGCTTCCTGCATAGGCTGCATCAACAGCATTTAAACGGCTTAAGTTCGAGGCTTCGTTTAGCTTGCTAGGGAGATCCATCATGCAACTCCATGTAAAATGCCGACATTGATTTCAACGGAAGTACTGTTTGTCAATGTAATTATTTCAGACAATTTTTGAAAACCAACAACTGAAACAGTTCCACTTACATCACGCAAAAGCACTACATGGTTGAAAGTTATATCAGTTGAAGACCCGTCATGAACAAACGTAGCCACTTTGCCTGACAATGGCTGTCCATTGGCATAAGTTATTAAATCCGTAGCAGTATATGTGTAGCTTAATCTTGCATATCCTCCATTGCCGACGGTTACTTCATCAGTTTCAATAGTTGATAAAGTGACTCCTGAATCATAATCAGTAACTGTCTGCAAAGTTAACGCAACAAAATAAGTGCCTCGAATATACACCAGATCGGCTTGCTCATTAACTTCAGCAGAGGTTAAGACAGCCATTGAATCACCAATTCAAGGTAGTATTCCACTAAACGACCGAAGAAGTTAGTACTGGCTCAATTGGTGACACAATAGTGCCAAAATCTAAGGCATAAGTATTTGGATCAACTACACTTCCAATGTCGATATCAGTACCTGCTGAACTTTTAATTCGTCCATAATCCCATCCTAGTAAAGTAACTTTTTTAGCCTCAAGAGTGAGATATGAGACAGGATGCAAATTAAAATCAATTACAACTTCAAAATTCGAGTTGATATCACCTTCCGGTCCAGGGAGTTTGTCGGTTGACAACTGATTATTGTCTTCATCAACAACCACTATTCCAAGATCATTTTCAGGATCTTTATCTCCGTTTGACTGAGAAGCACCTGATGGAGCGCCTGGTTCACCAACTGTTATTGTATCTCCTGTATCAAAATCACCCCCATTAAGAGAGATCGCGCCGCCAGGTCTTGTACCGGTATCGAAATCACCCGCACCAGCATCAAATCCACCATTACTTGTATCGTCAGAGAACTCTCCAGCATCAGCAAAGACAATATCAGGAATTAAAGTCTGCAGTTCTGGGAAAATTCCATCTTCAGATCCTATCTTTTGCCCTAAGCTGTCTAATGCTTCAAAAGAAATAGCTACTGTTGTTGTGACTGTAGTATCAGTTGGCACAAAAGTAAGATTATTACTATTGATGTCTGCAATTGTAATTACATCGCCAACAACTACAGCAACGCCATTTAACATTAATATGCCACCAGTCGGAATCGCTGTTATTCCAATTGAAGTTGCTGTTTCTGGCGATTTTAAATCATTAGTCGTTACAGGTGCTGTCGTTTCTACTTTTTTAAAAGTAGTATAATTAAAAGGACTAGCCTCTGTTACTCCAGGAGCTGTCTCAATGGATCCAACATTGAAACAGTCAAGCGAACATAATATATTTTCAGAATCAAAGACCCAATTAGATGCCCCAGCTCTTAATTTAAAACGTTTTTGCAAACTTTTTAAACTTAACGTAATTGGATAATAAGGATAATACCCAAAGATTTCTGCCCGAGTGCCTCTCTCTGTAATTCTAAAGCCAAAATTATCACTGGTTATTTTCTTCACTTGATTAGTGGCGTATTGACATAGAATCCTCTGATATCTTGATAGCTCTTTGCTTCTATTGGGTGTTACGCGGACTCCATTGATTACCTTAGCCCTAAGTGGAGCTAATCTAAAAGGCAATTGTATGGTTTTATCAGTAGATTGACCACGGCCAAGCCAAGACATAGAAGCTATTTGACCTGAGAATTGAGAATTGGTGATCTTAATTTGTTTTTTACAAATTAAATCTAAATCTTTAAATTCTTGATTTATATAAATAATGTCACCATTATCGTCTCTTTCGACTTCTCCGTTCGCAGTTGTAGATGCAGTTGTACTTAAGATAACGTTGCCATTACCGTCTCTTTGGACTCTAATGCGATCTTCTTCAGGTGCATTACGGCTGCCTGTAGACGAGTAATTAATGCGCGTATAATTATTAAATCCATTCTGTTCATCAACAAATATTTCGGTTTCCGTAGTGTAACTATCTGAATAATCATAAGTCGTTGTAGTAGTAGAAGCTAATTGTAAATTATAAGATAACTCTACATTCCTGGCCGTATTCTCACTATGACTAGTCAGTAGACTATCGCCTGAAACAAGTTGATCAAAAGACTGACCGGTTGTTTCACTAACACTCGAGAAATCAAGCGAGTTTATTATCTGATATCTTAATGCATCTAGAACTGGACTTAACCTGTAACTTGGCTGCAGGTCGTTGACGGCTTTAGTTGCATCTTCTGAAAGGCTAGAATGAATATATCTTGAAGTTGTTTTCTTTATCAATTCACCGGATAGGCCGTATTCATTTGTGGTTGTATTCCAACTTGAATATCCGTACTCGTATTTATACTGATCAATAAAACTTATTCCTTCCTTTGTGAAATTTTCTGCAGACTTTAAAATATTCTGGGCAGCATTGTAATATTGTGTCCCAATGCAATTATAATAATTAATTGCATTTAGAACTGCTTCGCCCTCATCCGTTTCTTCAGTGTTAATAATTTCATCTCCATCGATCGTGTAAACAGTAGTCCTGGGACGCGTGGCGTAATCATGGCCTAGCTTCAAGGCATTGTTGGCTTTACTTAAAAATGACTTTGCTCTTTCAACCTCATTATTAATAATTTCAACATATTTATTGACAACTGCAGTAAACATACTGCCTGCATATACCATTGCAGAATTATATTCAAAATTATATTCAAAATCTACTTGGTTACCAGGGCCGTTGTAGCTGACATAGCGCCCACTTGTGCTGGTTTCAGTGAAATCTCTGGTAGTTCCTTGAGCCCCGCCGCTAGCTGTATATGCAAATTCAGCTGATCCAGAACTGTTATCCTCTCCGTCAGTAATTGATCCACAACCTGGAACAGCCTCGTCGCCGGATTCGCCAGTTGAAGAACCGTTTAAAATCCTAAAAAAGGTAGCTGTCTTGGTAAAATCAGGTACTTTTACAGTTTTTGTTGTTTCTGAACTTATGAATGGAGGAGGCTTTCCAGCGGCAGCGTAAACATCTAAAGGTTCATATTCATCTGGTTCTTCATCTGGTTCTTCATCTGGTTCTTCGTCTGGTTCTTGATCTGGCTTAATTGGAACATTTACGCTGCTCTCGACAATTATGGCACTAGGCAGGTCTTCTATTGCTCCGCCGATGCTTTCAACATTAATAGCACTATGGATATCGAAACATTTTAATTTAGCACTCGCTAAGTTTGCTCCTAGTCCATCATTGCCAAATTCATTCAAAGACTGAATATTACCCCATGCATCCTGAAATATTACTTTACCATCTATTTCTAGAAGCGTCTGCAATGCAGATAAGTTAAAGTCATCAATAACAAAAGAATCAAGCGTAGAGCTTGGTATGAAACGTTGCATTAATCCTTTTATTTCATTTTGAAAATGTTCAGGCCGTGAGTTTAAATATGCCAATGAGCACCCAACCTCTAGTGTGGTCAAGCGTTGCTGAAGGTCCATTGTAGAGTTAAGTACATATACGTGCCCCCTAGGTATTTTTGCAAAGCTTCCATTGCTTAGTTTCGCGTAAATCGTTACCTTGGAACCTAGAGGAAACTTTGTTTTATTGAAATCTAAAATTGATGGATCACCACCAAGTGTAATTGAGCCTTTTGTCGTAACAATATTTGTAGAGTATGCAGAATCGTCCGACAGATTACCTTCTATTAAAAAATCACTATAGTCTTGTCCATTGATATAGATTTTAATCTTAGCTGTTGTGTTGACAAGTGTCATTTATATCTCCGTCAATCCAAAACTAAGTATATAAAGTTCGTTTAAGTTACCAACTAAAGAAACTGCTGGAGGACTGGTAAAAAACGCTTTAGTTGTAATAGAAGGAATATTGCTATTTGCAGTTTTTTGTTGCAACAAATTATCGACAATATCAACAGAGGCTGCATTTAAAGAAGAAGCACGGGCGAGATCCCAGGCTGTAAAAATTGTATTTAATGTTGCGATCTGTCCGTCCGTTGCGTATGCAGCGATTGCCCAAATATGGCGTTGCCGTCGGGCTGGACCTTGAGCATAGCCTAGCCCAATCTGTGTAAATTCTAAGCTAGCTTGACCAAGGATAGAACTCGGCAAATCATCCCCTGAGAAGTCCGTGAAGGCCACAGAGTCGCTTCCGTAGCTAATAGTGATACTTCCAGCCATCTCTAGATCCTCCGGCCGTTACGGAGCCGCATGCGGGCCACATTCGTCATGATCTGCGACGCATCTGTGACAGGTTGCTGGCTTTGAATCGTCACGTTGTTTGTAATGCGTTGATTGCCGCCAGAACCAGTTAAAGCAGCGGTCATTTGCTTGACTAGGTTGCCAGAAACTCCGTCTGAAGTTGTATTTGCAGCTGGGTTTTGTTTGGGCCTAATACCAGATGAGGCAGATTGAATCTTTTCGCTGGAACTTGCCGAGATAAAATCATTAACAAGGTTTGCAGGAATGACCGTACCAGAAGTAGGAGCAGTCCATTTAATATTTCTTGCAGCAGGCAGCATACTAAACTTGCCGGAATTGCTTAAGAATCCTTCCCTGCCTCCGCCATCATTAACTGTATATTGCTTACCACTAGTAACAGGACCGCCCATAGCGCGACGAGAGCCACTTTCAAGGACAATTCGTTGCAACTTATTAGCTTCGCTTACTGATTTCCTCAGGAAGCCAACGATTTTATTGGCTTCATCTGCTCCGCCAGACATAGTGTCCTTAACTGCATCCATTACAGATTCCAAGCCTTCGCCTGCACCTTGGGCATTGTCCAACGCTTTTGTTATTTCTTCAGCTCCCTCGACGCCATTCTCTAAAGATGTACCCTGTAGTGCTTCGGCAGTGTCTTGGCTATCAGTAGCAGCTTCGGCTATAGCAGTACCGTAATCGCCAGCAAGCTTAATTAAATTCTTTCGCTTCTTCTCTGCCTCTTTAAGACTGACAAGTTGCACATCAAGCTTATTTGCTACGCCTTGAGCACTTGTTGAAAGCTTTTCATCTATACCTTTACTGATTAGCTTTTGATCTTTTGTTGCTTTTGTAATTCCAAGCAGTTCCTTTTCTATCACAAATTGTTGACCTAATCCTTGAATGATTAATCCTTGCTGAGTGGCTGCTTCGCTGTAAGCTTTTGCTAATCCAGACTTGCCTTCAGCCTGTGCAATTTTGGCTAAATTTCTCAATCTGATTTGCTCAATTCTAGCTTGACTTGTAGCAATTTTATTTTGTGTCGTAAGTTTTAAGACAGCAATGCGATTTTCAATTTCATTAGTAAGAGCTTGTGCCCTAAGTTGTCTTTCAATAATTTGCTTTCTCTTTGCGCTTCCAACCTCAAGACCCTTAAGTTCTCGGCTTGCAATTTCATCAATTAATCCATTTGCCGCTTGTAATCCAGAAACGAATGTACCGCTGATGCCATCAAAAGCACCTTTCAGTCTGCTTGAACTTTGTAGGATTATATCTACTTGGCCGTCGACCTCAGCGATGCCCGCCTTGAATGCGTCGATGACTGCATTACGAGCATCAATTCCCAATTGAGCTTGTTTTTGGGTTTCTGTTGCAACTACATTAGTTAGTTGCCTTTGTAAAGCAATTTCTTCTTCATTAAGTTTACCTCTTTTCGCAAGTACCGCAAGGTGCTCTTTTGCGTTCTTTGTTCTTTGTTCAGAGGCTACGACTTCAGCTGCAATGTTAGATGCACCAATCAAAGATGCTGCATTAGCTTCTTTGCCATACTTCTTGATTGCTTCTGTCTGTGCTTCAATTAAATCAGTATTAATTTCTTCGTTTAGCTGTTTTTGTGCTTTCTGTAATTGCTCTGCAGACGCTGCTGCCGTTGCATTTGCATCGCCATTTCTAATTCTTGCTGCAGTTTCATCTTGTATGGCTTTTTCAGATGCAGCGGCCAGCCGTCCTTTTTCTGCAAGCTGTACATTCTCAGCTTCTAATTTAGTGATTACAGCTTCATTTACTTTTTCTCGATCCCTTTCTGTAGCAATTAATTGTTTATTTGTAGCAATTCGCTCTTTAATATTTTTGCTGGTAGCTGAATACAATATCCCTAATTGCTCTAAATTTTCAGATCCTGAAGCAAAATTGCTAAAATCAGTCGCCCCAATCGCAGCGCCGAGCCCTTTTGCTTTGCTTTCAGCCAGAGAAACTAAAGCATTGTATTCTTTAGTTGACTTAATAAGCTGCCTACCCCTACCAGACTTTTGCAATTCTTCATTAGCTTTAGCTCCAGCAGCCGCCGCTGCAGCAGCTGTTGTAGCCGCAATAGCCACCAGTGCAAGTCCACCTGTAGCGGCAGTAGCTGCAGCTACGCCAACCGCAATAATGCCTGTACCAAGTAATGTCCATGCGCCGCCCGCGAAGCTAGCTGAATCTGCTACTTGTTCAACGCTTTGTGTCGCTTCAGCAAGGGTAGGCGGAGCCTTTTTGGCTGCAGTACTGACTTCTTCTAGTGATTCACTTAAGCTATCAAAAGAGCTACTGTATGCTGACTTAACCTCGGCAGCGCCCTTCGCGCTAGCCCTAAATGCGTTGACGATTAACCCAATACCTGCTGCAATAGCAAGAAATGGTACAGCTTTTTTAAGTGCTCTTAATCCTACCGCTAGCCTCTTTGCACTTGCAGTCGACATATTCATGCCTACAGCAGATAGCTTGCCTGAAGTGGCAAGGCTTTTAAGTGCGACTGTTGTAAGTGTGACAAGAACTTTAAGCTTGCCAATAAACATAGTACCTATAATTGCTGCTTTAAATACAAGGAAACCAGCTGCTACATGCGCTAAAACCCCAATCAACCCGCCAAAATTAGCATCAAGCCTCAAAATACCATCCAACAATCCAGTAATCGGGGCTAATAATTGGCTTATTGCTAAAACTAATTTTAAAGTATTATCAATTAAAGTTCGTGCTGATTTTGCTATTTGATTAAATGTAGTAGCAAGAAAATCAAAGGTTTTGGTCTGTTTAAATTCTTTGATAAATTCAGCAACTGCCAAGCGGATTTCTAAAAACGCCTTAATTGCTGGTTCAATAGTTTTAGCAATGCTTTCAAGGTTTTTAGTTTCAATATTAGAGGCTGCATTTTGTAACTGTTGAATTGTAGCTGTACCATTTTCAATTCTTTTTGCTAGCGCATCTACGCCATTTTGCATTTTATTAACAGTCTCGACAAATACATCAGCAGTAATTTTACTGTCAGATATTAACTCATTTAATGCTGCACTACTTACGCCTAATGCATCTGCAAATTGAGTTCTGAATGCACCGTCAAGTTCAGAGATTTGTTGATTAAGTTCTTCTGCTTGGAGCTTCCCTTTACTCAGTACCTGAGCGAATGCCTCTAGCAATCTGCCTGATTGCTCTGTATTTAATCCAAGTGTTTGGCTTCTTGCGCTGATAGCAGCAATGAACTTATCAGAGTCAGCAGCACTTGTGCCTACAGCCTTCAATGCCGGGATCATCCTTTTATAACTCTTCTCAACTTGCTGTAGAGGAGCACCAAGACGATTCGCTGTGGTTTCTGCTTGCTTAAAAATTCGATTAGTTTCTGCTTGGGTAAATCCTACGTTTCTGATTGCTAGATTAAAAGCCTCAAGCTCTTTTGCTCTAGCTGTAAAGGCTCCAAATGCATTAGCCGCAGACCTAAATGTACCTGTAACGGCAGCAAAGGCAGTCTGTGCAACAGCAATTCTACCTAGAACGCCGAAAAAACTTTTAGCCTTAGGTGTAGTTCGGGTAAACCTATCATCTAATTTCTTGATCTCTAATGTTAGCTTTTTGAATTCAGGTGAATTCATTGCTACAGCATTACGCATTCTAACTAATTCACTTCGCTGATTCCTGATTGCGTCCAGGCTGCCAGCAGTTGCTCCTTGTAATTTCTTTAGTTTATCTTCTGCAATTTTTACAGCAGCTGAGTATTGCTTCCACTTAGGGTTGTTTTGATTTAGCTCGTCTCTAAGCTTTTTAAATACTTGAATTTGTTTTTTTGTTCTTGCAACAGAATTTTGTTGACCGCCAACTGACTGTAGATATGCTTTATTTGCTTTTCTTATAGCAACTTCTTGTTCACTTAATTCTTTTGCAATGACTGATCCATTGCTAGTAAAATTGTATTCGATATTTATTTTCTTTCCATTGAAGTCAAGGATCTCTTGAAGAGCCTTTTGACTTCCGTCCTGTAATTGCTTTAAAGCTGCCTGCAGTTCACCAGCGTTTACATCAAACTTTACTGGTACCGTCAGCATTGCTTGATACTAGAATTAGCTAAAATAGTCTGCCAAGAAAAAACCCCGCCGTAGCGGGGCATTTGAGGCTTTTTAAGTTAATATCAAGCGTTGGCGTCGATATCTAAGTTATATGGGCCGTAGCCATTCAGCGTTGCACTGAAGGAAACCACAGAGCCAGCTTCCACTGATTCAGAGTAGCCTTCGAGAGTGCCGTAACCATAAATTGTCTCGTCAGTACCAGTTGGTCCGATACGAGCAAACTTAACGCGCAAGCTGTTGTTAACAGTGTTAGCTTCAGCCAAACGCAAGACTTGGTAGGCTGCACTCTTAAAGTCAGCAACACCTTCTAGTGAGATGCTGAACGATTTAGTCGTAGCAATGTTAGTGTTATAACCACGAGTTGTGCGGTCATAGGTGATAACATCTTCGCTAGAGGTATCAGTCTCTAGAGAGGCATTAGTCAAGCCAAGCAATTTGAAAGGCTTGTCAGTGGCGGTGGTGCCGTCCATTGCATAAGCTTGACTTTCGACCGTAAAAATACCGGTCGCAGTATCATACGCAATGGTGTCATTGTCGGCAGCAAGGTTGCCTTCGTCACCAAGGGTTGAGCTGTCAGTTTTAAGGAATCCAGTACTAGCACTGCTAAGGCCAGTACCAGTCGTGATTCCGTTAAAAGTTAGGTCGGTTTGAGCAGAAGCCAAAGGAAGTAAGTAAACCTTATATCCAAAGGCTGCAGAATAATTAGCCATGGGTGAATTTCCAGAATGCTGAAAACTGAGCAAAAATGGGGGATTCACCCCACTATCGTAGGGTTCCTAATGGTCTGGAATACTATTTATTCACTTGCAGTAAAAATGCCTGCAATAACAAGCTTTTAAGGTAAGGAATCTAAGATTGCTGTTGCATCTGCATGCAAACCACCATTCTCAGGAATCATAATCATCGTCTGAACGCGAGCACCAAGACCTTTAGAGACCGATAAAGTCTCGATAGATGTACTGCCATAAAATAGATGCAAAGCACGTTTAGCAGCGGAGTCCAAGTCACTCCCTGTTGATCCATCCCATACAATTAAAAATACTTTCCAAGTAGTTAGCAGGTCAGAATTATCATTTATATAATCCTTGCGACTAATGTCACCAGAATCATGAATTATGCATTCTAGACCTACCTGTGATTCTAACTGTGGAAGAGTTTCTCCAGGAGTTAAAATAACAATCGATGGACTCGTGCTTCCGCCAGTAAAACTATAGCTTCCTATGTATGAAGAAAAGCTACTGTCATTGGCTAGGACATTATAAATAATCTGCGGTGTCGTGGCAAAAGTTTGCGCCATCGGAACACGAAAAACCGTGTTTTAGTCTGCCCAATTTAAGGAACTATAGATTAGACAGCCGCGAAGGTGCTCATGAGAAGCCCAGATGCCTCATACTCAAGCGGAGTCATTGTCATTAGAACTCGATGATTAAAAAGGATTTTCCGATCCGACCAAGGATCCACGACTACCTTTTCAATCTAGATGCAATGACAAGAAAAGAAGCGAAACACCTTTGGCGACAATCGATCAAAGAGGCTTGGGGTTACTGCTGCGCTTACTGCGGAAATCCACCAATTGACGATGCCTCACTGACTCTTGATCACGTCAAGCCTCGAGCAAGGGGTGGTGAAGATAGGACAAGCAATTGTATCCCTGCCTGCAAGAAATGCAATCATTCAAAGGGAAGCCAAGAATGGGCTGAATGGTTCCGCAATCAAAACTCATACTCAATGGAGCGGGAATACAGGATTAGGGCATGGATGGAAGCTGAGAAAGAGAACATTCCTATTTCAGGAGATGTCTTTGATTGTCAGTCTTTCTCGGCGGCAATCATGCAGCAATAGGAACTTCAACGCCTTCTTTTGCACTGTAACGTATAGTCGCCTTTGGCATTGTTACTTTAATAATGCCACCGAGAGTCGATTCCATTTCGATCGTCTGCTCAGATACTACGTCCTCCATAATCAACATTCCCTTGACGGAATTTTCTGTAATTTCTGGTCCTAGTATTATAGCTTTTTCATGAATCAGACCTAACAAGTTAGGAGGGTTACCTGTTGAAGAATTTTTAAGATCCTTATAAAAGCAATACGCCCATCGAGGGAATAACTGTTGCTCTATGAGTTCCATTGCAGCGGCACCGTAAACTCCTGTCGGAGTATTTCTGTCATCAACTGGCTGGTACAAGAAAAAGTCTTCCATCTTGTGTGGAACTTTTTGCTTTTTAGCGTCTCTATTTGAATTAGCAAATAAAGCACTGAGCAGTGAGACAGGTGCCTCTAACTGATGTAAATAAGATTGTCGTTGTCGTGATCCATTTTGATATGCATCGATTACATATTCGTAAGGCAAAGAACTATAATTGTCAAAACTAAATTCATTATCACCAGGATATAACGACTTCAGATCCCAAAATATTGTCTCAAACGGGGTAATTATGCCCCACTCTCCTCTGGTGACTTTCCCACAATATGCTTAGCCTCTTCTTCTTTGCTTACAGGCTCAATCGATTCACGCTGTTCTTCTCTGTCGTAAAGATCTGTCAATTGTTGCACAAGCATTGGGTCGAGTTCCAAGGTGTCTTGGATACTCCACTCATGATTAATTCTAGTCTGCAACAAGATAGTTGCTGCTGCGATCTGACGGCGCTGCATGGATTCTGCCATTCGCGTGGTTGCAAAAGATAATTCCTCTGAATAATCACTTGAAATAACTTGAGCTAACTTAGACTTGTTGTTGCCAGACATAGCCTCCGTAATAGCCATGTATGCTTTTTCTGGGGTCGTCTTATGAGCTGCTGCTACTTTATTTGCCAGAAGTACTAAAGAAGAAACTCCGTCAGATCCTTGCGTGACATTTTCAACAAAGGATTTTTCTGCAACAGTCAGGTAGCCTTTGCGTTCAATTTCAAAAACACCAATCTGTTCGTCACCAATTTTAATAATTTCGGTATTTTTTTTCGGTTGAATAACAAAAGGTAAAACTGCCATGATCAGCTGATAAGCGGCATAGGTTGCCTATCAGAATTTTAAATTAGGTAATTCTTGCTTCATGAATACTTCAAAATTACGTCTATAGGTTCCTGTCAGATCAAATTTCTCAACGGGGCCTCCACCCATTAATACAGCCTTGATCCATGGCCTTGGCGGCATGTAGATCTTGACATTTGGATTTCCGTATGGATTAATGTAAGCCCCATAGTAAACATAAGCAGCATATTCTTCGGTGTAAATAACTTGAAGACCTTCTGGTGTAACTACAATATTTAGCGAATCCCGCAGGTCGCCGGTATCAATAATATCTCCATCGCCAAAATCCCATTGCCAAACAGGTGCTTCCATAGCCAAGCCAAAAGCAATATATAGCTCATTAGCAACAATGGCTAGTGCCTTCCCATGCGCGACCTTGGCAGCATCTGGAAATTTAGTAGTAAGCGTTCTGTAGTCAGTAAAGTCTGCTGATGATTTTAACTTAATAACACCTTTGATATTGCCGTTCTCTCTTTCTAAGTCATTCATTGACTTAATTAAATTTTTTAATACTACTGCTCCTTTGGATTTTACTTGCTTTCTCGGCATTAGTTTTGAATATCAGAACCTGTCAGCTGAATCTCAACACCACCGATGGCTGGGTAAATAATTTCATCAATCCCATCACCACCAAATACTCCGCTGGAACGTTGAACAATGGCTTGCATTGTTGGATCGTTTCCCAGCTTGAACTCAACTTCGCTACCAGGCAGCAGGAACAGCTCCTGTGCCGTGATGTTTGTGAAGGTAAGACCACTTAGGTCTCCTAGCCAGTTGTAGGCCCCTAGAGGGGCTTTCTGAAGGGCATAGCCTCGATAGTAAAACTGATCGCCGCTGGCACCGGGAAGCATCCTTCCTTCTAGCTGTGATGCCAATGGCAATGGCTTAGATCCACTGGTTACGCCGGTATATTGAATTCTTTTTATATAACACTTGACGACGTATTCCGTGCCACCAGACTTAACTGGACGGCCATTAGTAATCGTTACAGTGTTTTGCGTCGTGGCTTTGATCCGCCCGTTAAAATATGCCAGTAACGGACTAGCCATGAACACTAAATGACTAGCTTAGATTTCCGAACATTGGCCATATTTCCTGCCTGCTCTTTTTAATTTCTTAATAATTTCTTTAGATTCTTCATTGCTAATTGATTTCGCAGCCTTTTCCATTAGTTTCAAAAGTTTCTTCCGCTGCTTGGTCATGCCCACTCGTATTACTGTCCCAAATGGTACCCCAGTATTCCGGTCTGTCTAGGTATATTGATTATGCGAGCAATCTTCGCGTTAGTCCCTTTCTTGAGTTTACAATGATTAAAACCACTCTTGCCTTCGCTGCTGCAGCTGCCCTGGCACCTGCTGGTGCAATTGCTGGCCCCTACGCCAACGTGGAAGCCAATTCAGGTTTCTCTGGCTCAAATTATGCAGGAACCGCGACAGATCTGCATCTGGGTTACGAAGGCAGCATCGGTAAATCTGCTAGCTGGTATGCACAAGGTGGCGCTGGCATCATTTCCATTGACAATGGCCCAACTGAAACCGTTCCTACGGGCAAGGTCGGCATTGGTGTTAATGCTTCTGAGAACCTCAACCTCTACGGCGAAATCAGCTTTGCCGGCGGTGTTGATGGTGCTGACACCAGCTACGGAACAAAAGTGGGTGTGAAGTACAACTTCTGATCTTCACTGCATAAAGAAGGGGCTAACCAGTTATTCTGGCTAGCCCTTTTTTTATGCCTTGAGTTTTTTCTTACTCATTGCTTGCTTAAATCGCACGAACGATAAAGCTTTTTGTTTGTTCTTTTTCTTTAGTTTTTTCTGGATTAACAGGAGTTCAGACATTATTTTGTCCCTCCCATTTGTATGTAACACCTCGATACTTAAAGTTATCAAGATGTTTTTGCTCTAAAGACATCTTCCAGTCTTTAGATTTTTCCATGACATTTTTGGTGTCATACTTGACACCTCTGTATGTTGCGATAGACATGATGAAAGCTCCGCTTGCAGTGAATTTTACACTAAAAGCGCGTTCCTTCAGTCAACGTGTGCGTTCCAGTCGCAATCTGATGCGTTCTTCAGTTCCGTGACTATTTCCTCTTTTACAAGGTCAGTTAGATCTGGATGGATCCATACACGGTAAATAACATCTTTAGCCTGCGAACAGGTGATGCTAGATGCAATCAAGAATTCCAACATGGAATGAACGGTCCGTTCCGCGTTGTCTTACTTCCGCCTCCAGAGGAGGTGAACGTACTCTAGTCTACCCTATACCCCATCTTCATACTGCATTATTTCTTTCATTGCCTGCTGTAATGTCTCAGCAAAACCTTCGATGTTATGTCCTGCACCGTAGTCAACCAGCCAATAATAATAGTTGGCATGCTTAACAATCTCAATCCTTACTGTTGTCATCTTGAAGGCTGATAAAAAAGATGGCGTTCAATATCAATATACTCATGGCCAGTAAGATTGGATTCATTGTCTTACTTTTGCTCTTGTTTATACTTGTTGACGCCTTTTTTCTTTAAGTGTTTCTCTGAGTTATATTCTGTGACAAGAGTCATCCCAGACTTGATGAAGTCCTTGCTCTTATCGACTGGTGAATTACCCATTTCTACTTCTTTGTGCCTTTCTTAGGTGGACGACCTTTTTTTGTGCCGTATGTTCCTTTACCTTGTGGCATCAGAAGACTCCAGGAATGATTTGACCTGTTACGGCATAGGCTCCCAATGCAGCAACGATACCAAGCATCGCTAGGCGACCGTTTAGCTTTTCCGCATTTTCCATTTTAAGTAGGAATCAAATCTTGCTATTCTGCCAAAAAAAAAGACCCTTTTTAGGGGGTCTTAGTCCTCTTCCTTCTTAAGGATAACGACTATTCTGAGTCCGTCAACCCTGGCTTTAGATCTTCTGGTGACATCGACGGCTCAAACGGGTCTCTCGTTTGGTTTTTGATCACAATGAACGCATCTTTGTTGTATTTTCGTACACCATAAGGTGTAGCCCATTTTTTGTTGTAATCATCACCTTGATGAATGCCAGAAATGACTGTTCCACCGATCTCAACAACAATATGATCGCTTGATTCCCAGCCAAGATCCTCTGCTATACGATTAACTTCTTCAACTATGGTCGGTTCGCTCAAAACTCGTTCATCAGGATCGATTTTACTGAGCATAACGTCTTAAACCTAATTGATTACAGCTTAAACATACCAATAAAAAACCCCTCACGCAAGGTGAAGGGCCTTTTGGCTGATCTTAACCAACAGCAGGTGTCGTTAAGGATAAATACTTCTCTGCAGCTTTGATCAGTTCTTCTTTAGTCAATCTGTATTGCCTTAAAGTGCTTTCAACGTAAACAGTTTCACCAAAAGCACCATAAAAATCGCCATTTGATGCTTTCCCCCAGTCAACAGACTCGGCTGAAACTCTTTTGTTATAACCACGTTCTCCTATCTCTAGCGTGTAGCCATACATAGCATCTCCTTCAATCCTGAAACTCAGTGACTTCATGAGTCTTTTGACTTTAGAGATCATCACTCTGCCCTGTCCATCCCAAATTGATTCCATGGGGTAACCCCTTTGTTTCATCCTTGAATATAGCATGAAAAAAGCCGAGGCTGTAACCTCGGCTCAATCGATGACCCAGTGTTGTGCCCCGTCCAAAAGGCACAAGAGAACTATAGCATATCAACCAACAGCAGGTGCCGTCAGTGCAATAGAGGTCTTTTTAGCCATTGCAAGGTCTAAAGGGAAGTTATGAGCATTACGCTCATGCATTACCTCCATACCTAAGCCAGCACGATTTAAGACATCAGCCC